TTAGGTTTGTTTTTAATTATATAATCTGTTAAAACTTTAGTAGCATTTATCTTGCCTACACCAGTTAATAAAATTTGATTAGATAATCCCTCTACTTCTTGTTTTAGGGCGGCTACAATCATTCGTGTTCGCCACCTCTACCCCTAAGACTTGTACTAAGTCTTTCATTTCTTACTTGTCTAAAATACAATGCTGTTAATACGGTCATTGTAATAAACAAAGCATGAGCAAAGGCAGATATACCAAATGCATAAACACTTTCTACAATATAAATCCCAAATACAGCAGACCATAGCCAAGCGAGTATTTGCATAGACATAAATTTAACTTGAAATGGTAAATGACTTAGAGCATTTATTCTATCATTCATTATTAAATCCCAATAATTTTTCATGTTGTACTACTTTCAAACCACTCTGGTGTTTCTCTATTAGTCCACTTAGCAAAATATGCTTTTGCTTCATTGTAATAATTTTTATATGATTGTATAGAGTCGCCTGGCACTATACATTGTGGATAATGGGACATAGCAGGTGGTGGTTCTGACCAGCCATTGTCTTTTAGATTAGTTGGTGGATACTTTAAAAGGTCTTTGAGCAGTTCAATCGTACTGTGGTCTTTTTTATATCTGTGGGTATATTCTCGCCCAAGTTCCCTGAACAGCGAGTACAACCAGTTGTAGTGTTGACTAGAAGAACGAGCCCACACAGCACTAGGGTGATGATAATGTACCGCTTTGTAAATTGTTGCTTCTTCATTAGGATTTTCTAGTCGGTATCTTTGTACTTTTCTGCCTGTTTTTGATTTTGCTTCATACTTTGTGCCGTCAATCATTCTTTTTGCTGTTGATAATAGTTGAGCATATTCAACAATCATTTTGACCACATGCTTATCAACATGAAGTTCAGCACAAGTCTTAGTATCATTATGTAGATAAAATATATTCATAATATAGTAATATTATATCAGGTAATTAATGTTTTGTCAAGCCTTTTGGTTGATTTTGAAGTAGTAATTGTAGTTTATCTTCCCATAGTCTTTTGAAACTAAGGTCTTTAGCATTCTTCATCGCTCTGCTAAGATTATCTACTCGTCTCCAAAATAGTTTTTCATCATAGTTCATATACACCTCTCAAATTGTATTTTATTATTTCTTTTACTAGTTCAACATATGTAGGTTTACTAGCATATTTGTCTAGATAGTTTGCCAATTCTAATGCGTCATTGACACCGTTTGCTCTTGCCTCTCTTAGTTCTTTAAAGGCATGAACATTGTTTAGTATATGTAAATAATCAACAACACTTTCACATTTACTACTATACATTTTTACACCCCACCCAGGCCATTCTGTCCAAGGTATAGGTAGTAAGTATGGTACATCTTTATTCCATGTTCGAATACCAAATAGATTATTACCTTCATTGGCAAATCTAGAGGTTCCCCAACCAGTTTCTATAACTGCCTGAGCAATAATTAGTTCGTTAGGAATTTGAAATTCTGGTTCTATATTTTGATACAAATAATTAATACAACCATTTAATGATTGTACAAATACATCTTTTGATGATGTATCAATATTTGGTAGATGATATGTTTTTTCAACAATCGTATGAACACCATACTCTAAATTTATTTTTTTAAAGTTCAAACTTGTAGCAGCAGGATTTTCTATCCATTGTTCTATGTCATCAAATTCAACTGTATGTGACCCATTTCTGTCATCATAAAATTCAGGACAACCATCATCCGTACACAGTTCTTCTTTATTAGAAGTAAGATATAATAATAAAACAAATAATGAAAGAAATATTAAGTAGTATTTTAAATTTCTCATACTAATTTTTTTAAATCCCTTTTAGTAGCATATGATTTATGTAATCTACAAGTAAACCATCTATATTTTGGTTCAGGTGTAGCGGGACCCTCAAACTCTAATTCATTTGAGGCTTCTGAATATACAAGTTTTTTCATAAACAAAGATATAGCAGCGTCATATTCTTTGCAAGGTGTATATTTTTCTCTAACTCGTCTAGGTGTTTCGTAAATGCCTTTACGACTAGCGATAATTCCTTTTATTATTTTCTTTTCGTATCTATTTAATTTCATGTATTTGATATCTCTTTTGTTATATTTATTACAGTTCTCCGAATTCTTCTTTGAACATTTGATAATAAGCAACTACCGCACAATAAGCGAAAAAGGCAGTCAGCGATAGTGTAATGTATAATAATATAGTCATATAGTTATGCAACTGCTAATAATGATTTTAATTGTTCAACTTTATCAAGTATTTCTAGTGTATCTTCTTTTGATCCACTATATTTTTTACCAGTTGAATTTTCCCAAAGTTTCTTGGCAAACTCAAATTGTTTTTCGTATCTATTATCGTTCATAATTTAGTCTTTCTTTTTTGTTAATATACTTATATTATACACTATTATGAGACTAAAAACAAGCATTATTCCAGTTTAAAAACCCTTGTTTTCTGCGATTTTATGGATTATTCCACATAAAAAAACCCTTATAAATCAACGATTTAAGAGTGTCTTAAACTATTGAAATATAAGGGTTTTAATGATGATTAACGTGGATTATTTACTCTTTTTTCATGAAATTGTCGTTCCAATCAAAAGCGTCTTTCACTAGATTCGCTGTAAATCCTTTATACTTGTTATTGACTTTTTTGTTGACAACTGCAACTAAAAATTCTGCTTCTTCAGCAGATAGTCCTTCTAACATTTGAATAAAAAGCGTCTCTCTTTTTGTATTTGATAGACTACTATCTCCACCTTTTGTGAATAGATATAACCTTTTTGCTTCTTGTTGTAACAGAGTATGTTCTGTTCCCACTGGAGCGTCATTAGGTGTATATGGTACATCACCCATAGGTAACAACCATTCTATTTTAGGATCAAAAGCACCTTTTAAAACTTGTCTTAAAGCAACTGAATCATTATCTTTCAATACTTTTAGTTTTCTAGGTTTGTCTTTTGCGTTGTTTATTTTTGTAGCAATCTCACTCATCATTACAGGTACAGGTCTACCTGCGTCTGCCATTGCCTGCATACCTTTTTTACTCGCTAATGCTGGGTGTGATTGTGTTGGTTCTCCCTCTTTACTGGCAATTGAGCCATCGGGGTTTCTTCTTATTATAACCATTGTTTTCTCCTTAACAGTTCTTTCGAAGTCTAAAATTCGTCAATGACTTCGATTAAAGTTTTAAGTTTTTTGTTTATAAAGTAACCTAGTATTTTATCTCTAGTTGCTACTTTGACATTCAAAAACTCATTATTAATTTTATCCTCAAGTTCCTGAGGTATACAACTTAAATCAATTAGTTTTCGATTTCGGTCGTAATTCTTTTGTTCTTCTTCGGTAAAGGTCATAAAAACTTCCTCTACCCAACTATTTATCTTCTTTTTACTTAAAGGTCTCTGCCTTCTACCTTCAATAAAGACATTATCGTCTGACAATATATTAGGGATACCATCACTTCGGTCTCCTTTTAATATATGTTCTTTAATATATAGACTTGGATTCTCACCTTTTCCTACAAATTTATTTAATACTGGATTATATTGTTTGACATATTCATTATGTAACTGTATAAAATCTTTATCACCAGATAATATTAATACTTTCTTTTCGTGATTAGGTGCTACCATTGATTGTTGTTTTCTAACTAAGGTAGCAATTATATCATCTGCCTCTGCTGTTTCTAGTTCAACAACCTTGTAAGGTAAAAATTCTTTAATCTCTCTTTTAATTTTAGACAATATATCAAATATCATTGTCCAGTCGTGTTCAGATTTTTCTCTATTTGCTTTTCTGCCTGCTTTATAATTAGGAAATACTTGTTTTCGCCACACATTACTACTATCACAAGCGATAACCATTTCGCCATATTCTTTTCTAAATTTTTTATTGTGAGCACGAAGTGAGTTCAAGACCATATGTCTAACTAAATCTTCACTTAACTCAACTGCTTGACGACCATTAATCTGCACCATCAAATTAGAAATCATTATTTGGTTTATATCAACTATAATCATAAAAAGGCCTTTAATATTCCTGTAAATAGTAGAGTTGCTAAGGCACCATTTAATAAAATTAATGCCCTATCATGCCATAGATATCCAACCCAAAGCCAACCTAGTGTGCCTATGAAACTTGTATATAAATCTAATGTATGATATCCACCAGACGCCCTAAAACAAACTGCAAGAAGTATGAATACACTTGCTATCCATTTCACATACCAAGACAAGTCATGTTTCGGTGTTACTTTTTTAAATACTCTTGTTGAATTTAACGCTTTGATTTTATCGTCTAACTTCTCTTTGTATGTCATAATAATATTATATCAGGTTAATGACCTGATGTCAAGCATTAATCCAAATTAATATCTGGATCAAATTCAAACTCTACATCTAGTTCTTCTTCTTTTGGTTTCTCTTGTTGTTTTGGTTTTTTAGTTCTTCTAACTTTACCATAATTGATATCGGTAACTTTTTGACCGTTATCTAAATTGTGTATTCTAATAATAGCGTCTGTTATATTATGCATTGGATGTGTTCTACCAAAGTCTCTTTTTAATAACGATTTAATAGACTCAATAACTATAGCCAAATCTCTTAAAAAAACATCATGTTTTGTATCAACTGCATTTTCTTGAAGTTCATGAATAATATCTAAAATTATATTTTCAGTTATTTGTTCAACAAACTTTTCTTCTTTTAATACTCTTGCTTCTTCTTCCGATAAAGCAGGTCTTTGAGGCTTGCTATTTGTCTTTACTTTATGAGTAGGAAATTTAATTAAATCACCCATCTATTGGTTCCAATTCTTCTTGTAGTTTTTGTGATTCAGATTTTTCTCTATCTATTCGTTCTTGTTTTGCTCTTCTTGATTCTGCTAAACCTATACTTAGTAGTTCTTCTTCTTCAGCCCATGCTTCATGAAAATATTTCTTTTTCTTTGGTTCAAAAGCTTTTATCAACTCTTTTTGAGAGGATATTATCTTCTTTTCTTTTTTTCTAGTTCTCTTTTTATCCATGATACAGCTTGATATGATGTAGGTTTTCTAGTAATCATTCTTCGAATTGCTTTATATACAGATGGATTTACATCTTCAGCAACTTTATTATTATCAACAATGATAAAATTACTTGAACCAAATAGTCTTTGTAGTTTACCTATATTTTGTTGTACTGTTTTATGATTTGATATAACAATAGCGTCTGGTACTTTTCTTGCTCTCATCTGATTTCTTTTAAGAGCAACTTCTAAACTTGTATTCACAAACACCATATGTACATCATAACCGATATGTTTCATTG